TCTGTTTCAGCTGTTCAATAATGGCTTGCTTTTCAGCCTCGGTTTTCGCATCCTCTAACTGCTTGATTAAAAGCATAATAAAGGATTTGAACTGCAAATCCGTCATTCCCATTTCCTCCATATGTGCCTCCTTTCCATATCCGCTTGCCCGGTATTCGTGGGTGGTTTCCCAATCCACTGTAATCATTATACCATAGGTTTAACCTATTGTCAAGGATTTTTTCTGGAAAGTGTAATATTTGTCGGAGTACACAAATTCGGTGCTGCTTTTTGTACGATAGCAATACCGTTTTCAATTGTCAAACAGCAGTACTACTCCTTGATTTCAGGTAATCCAGCCACGCTGGTCAGTACAGATAAAAGGCCCGCCAGAAGTGCGGTACTGCCAACTACAAGCCAATTAACATCCTGCATGGTTGCTGCCACACCAACTGTCGCTATTGCTGTCTGAGCAATGGTTTTGATTGCCCGAATAACAGCAGCTTTCGTCCACTGTTTCCAATCTCTTTTCATACGGTTTCTCCTTTCTCGGTTGGCAGTGCCATGAATTCCTCGTGCAGATGTGTCATCACACCGTTGCCACCGAGTTCATGATACTGCCGGTACATATTTTCATAATTTTCTTTTGCATAGATGGGTGCAAATCCGGCTTCAATATACTTGTTATAGCAGTGTAACATCCGGTCACGCAGCAATGCCTGTACACCGTATTCCAAAGCTTTCTGACGGCTGTCCTGCTTTTTCATTCGAGATAAGATTGCTCGTGTGCCAATACCCAGAATGCCAGTTGCGGACAGAACAGAGATTGCAACCGTGATAATTCCTTGAATCACACTGCTTCCTCCGTTTCTTTCACATCATTCGTTTCTTTCTCTTCTTTCACATCATAATCACCAGAAAGCAAAACGAGCATCTCCGGTGTCAAGTCGCCGGATGCGAAAATTTGATACTGTCCATTTTCCAGCAGTACCGCTTGAATTTTTGCATTGCCCCAGTTACTTCGTTGGATTGCTTTTCCGACTTTCAGCTGCTCTACTGCCTCAATAATATTCATTGTATTTTCCCCCTTACAAAATTGTGATAGATTGAATCAGCGGGTGGCTGTTGTTGCTCCGCCCTACCCACACCAAATAATAAGTACCTGCTGTTACGCCCTCACACGGTGTCAGCGTTGTGATGTAGTCCGTGCTGTACAGCCACTGCAAAGGCAGGTCAATATAACTGCCCTCTGTTTGTGCTTTTTCTAAAATATCTGATGCAGTTCCAGTATCTGACTGTACTAATCGCATGATGCCAGTTTCCGTACTATACGCATGAAAACGAATTGCAATTTGCGAAGCAGATGTAATCTTTAATGGTGTTGTAGAACAACTATAGCAACTGTAATCCCACCCGAAAACGTCCGTGCCATAGTTCAGTGCGTAGTTGTTTTTTTCGCTACAGAATGCGGAATGCTCAGTTACGAAATCTGACAAACCATAAACCACGTCATTATAGGACAGATAGATTCCTTCTTTGTGATTTGCATCATACACAATCGTTTTTTCGGTCGATGATCCACTGGGTATCAGTCCTACTTTCTGAACAAGCAAATTCAGCTTTTCATCTGCGGTTGCAATGATACCATGGGAAACCAAATGTCCTGCCAGCAGGTCACGCTGGTGGTTGATTGCTGCGATATACTGTGCAATTGTTGCCATTACTCCGTCACCTCCACAATATCAGCCAATGCAGTCTGAATATCTCCCAAAGACTGCTGAAGTGCATAGATCTGTGCAGGGAAAGTATCATGGATATTTGTAATGTCCGCGGGACTGATACTGTTCAGACTTATTATATTGGTATGAATGTGCTGTGCCGACCAGAGTGCCTTCCATTTTACATCTGTGATTTCATTTAAAGTAGCTATATTTTCGTGGGTATGCGATTTATCTTCCAGATGTGTGATGGAAAGTGTGTGCTCCTGCAAGGTATACGTCAGACTGTCGGACAATTCCTGCACTTTTTCATCCACATAAACCGTCTTTGCATATGGTGTAAGATCTACGGCTGCACCCTCTGTTAATGTCACTGTAGTTGTACCACTTTTATCTGTAATGGTGATTGTGATAACACTGCCATCCTTCACAACATTCGCAATCGGGGAAAAGCCGTCTTTACCAGCTACGCCAGCATCTCCCTTTTCACCTTTTTCTCCGGGAACGCCCTGCAGCCCTCTATCTCCGGGATCACCTTTTTCGCCCTTTGGACCTTGTTCTCCCTGCTGACCCGTTTCACCCTTTTCGCCTCGCTCGCCCTGCAATCCGGTGTCACCCTTTTCACCACGCTCACCAGTATCACCTTTTTCACCTTTCAAGGATAAAAGCCATTTTTCCTCGGAGTCTTCGTAGCCATGCTCCACTGCAATTGCGTATGCTGACTTTCCCTCCGCACCATCTTGACCGGGATTTCCTTTGGCTCCTGTATTGCCTTTATCACCTTTATCGCCTTTCAAGGAAGAGAGCCAGTCTGATTCAGAGCCTTGATAACCTTGTTCTACTGCGATTTGATATGCAGATTTACCGTCTGTCCCTTTTTCTCCGTTTGCACCATTATGAAGCGTTGCAGAAGTTTCACCATCGGCATCGACAATGGTAATTACAACACCCGACTTCATTTGTTCTGCCCTTACTTTTGGGGAAAATCCATCTTTTCCATTTTGAAGTCCAGCTGCCTTTTCGTCCAGTTTTTTCAAAAGCTGCGTATACAGATCCGGAGTCGGCGGAATTGGCGTATCCCCATCTGCAACAAACCCAGATGGTCGAATGTGAAGAGTTACTGGTACGGTTGTTGCACGCAGTGTAGTATCGCTTTCCTCATCGTAACCAAACAAACTCATTTTCACCGCACCGGGATGCAGTTCGGCAGGCAGCAAGCAGGTTGTTCCCTCTGTGCCAAGTACCAAGTTGTATGTTTCTTCGCACTGCGTGAACTGCACCACCTTGTGCAGCGTTTTCCAAGCCCCATCGAATACGAACTTCACCGAAACAAATGCGATCTGGTCAGAGGCAATGACCTCTCGCTCCAGTGCTTCGATTTTTTGCTGTTTCACTAAAAATTTCATCATCCGTTTTTCACCTCATTCCACACATTATTTTCAGGATCATATTCCAAATAGCCGTCTACACACTGGATCTTTTTCAGATAATTGTTGTAGGAATGTTCTCCGGAGGACATCCAGTTGATTGGTTTGGTGATGGCGTTCCACTGAGCAATCGTGCCCTCATAAGTGATGGTTTTTAATCTTTCACAGTACGTCAGCATATTCTCTCCGAATGTCTTGCAATTTGCTGAAATCGTAAGATTGGACAATGCTGTACATCTTGTAAACGCAAAAGCACCAATGGAATCACACGCAACACGAGCAGTCTTCAGCTTCGCACAGCCGCTAAAAGCATACTTTCCCCACGTTTTCACGCTGGCAGGCACAGTGACTTCTGCAATGGCGGTGTGATAAAAGGCATATGACTGGATCGCAGTAACTGCCTGCGGAATGGTAACAGAAGTCAGACCGGCGGTATAGCCGATTGCAGCATCTTCCTGTGCAAAAGCAGAATCACCAATGCTGGTCAGTGTAGCCGGCAGAGATACCGTTTTCGCATTGGCACAATGATAGAACAGGCGGTCTCCCAGACCAGTAATGCCATTGCTGAGCACGATTTCCTTGATCTGATCGTTTTGATAAAACACAGAATCATGAGAAGTATAGTCGTATGTTGCACCCGTTCCACGCAGCAGCAGTTTGCCGTTGCCGTAGAGAACATAGTAGATGTTTTCGCCGCACTGTCCGGTTGCTATGATTTCGCCTGCGGTCAAATCATCCACCTTGGTCTGCAGTTCAGAAATCTGACTGTTCATCGCATCCAGCCGCTTTTGCAGTTCGTCCAGTGTGGCATTTGTCTTTGCCATTTCGGCAAGCATCTCCGTCACTCTGCACTTACCAAGAATACACTTGCAATAACCACATTTACTCTCATCTGCACGGCAGTCTGTCAGATCGGAATCCAGAATACTTGTCGTTCCAGCACGCAGTCTTACAACTGCTAAAGTCAGATAAGTCATCACATTGTTGTTAGTGAAAGCAGGAATGGTTGGACTGGTGGCTGCTGTACCTGCCAGAACACGAATCCCACAGGTGCGTGTGGAACGATCACAGTAGATTCCGATTGCTACATAACGATTTAGAGATTCATCTACATAGGAAGAAAGGTCGATGGTATGCAGGGTATCACTGATAAAGTAGTGTCCATCGATCCACGCCTTGCCCGTGCCGAATGTAACGGATAAATTTTTGACCGTTGGTGCAAAGCACTGCCGGTAAGTATCCAGAATCCCGTTGCAAATCAGGCTGGACAAATATGCGGTGAAATCCTCTGCGGTATACACCCGGTCGAGGTTTTGTGCGTTAAAAAATCCATAGGAAAAAGACATATGAATATCACTCCGTTTCTTTGAAAGTCGGGGTCAGACTTCTGCCGTTCTGGTCGAAGCTCTCCACCATGCCAATCAGCTGTATTTTCGTCTGAATCAAACCAAAGCGTTTCTGTTCCACAGTCACATAGTCGCCCACAAAGTAATCCTTGTTGTACTGATACTGGGTGGAAAAAGCAGCGATGGCGGATTCCGATGCCGTTTTCGGCTGTACCAGATGTTCCGCACCGCTGCTTTTCAAAATTTCCAGATATTCCGCATCGGTCACATCTTCTTCCTGTGCCGTGTTTCGCTCGTCTACATACACCTCATATCGGTCAAGGTAAGTTGGCTCTGCACCAGAACAGAATGTCGTGCGTTTTTTGGCATTGCCTTCGCCGCAGCCCAGCACATAGGCGAAGTTTTTCTGCACCGCATCATCCGCAGCATAGGAAAAGGACAGCAGATTGTTGTATGCATCGGAAAACACAATGTGGGGATTTTCATCCTGAAACAAACTGCGGTCTGTTCCGGAAAACAGGTTGCATTTCAGTTTATTTCCATCCAGACGCACATTTGCCGAACCGCCGATGGT